TTTATAAATTGCATCCTTCCTAAATTATTACCACATGTTGAAAAGTTTACTAATTTTATAGAAAATAATGCAGACGCAATTTTTAAAACATTTGTTGATACTATTTCAACGGTTTGGGATATTGCAAAAACTGGAATAAATATTTTATCAACTTTATATAATATCTTAAAACCATTCGAACCATTATTAGGTGGTATTATAGCAGCCTTCCTCACATATAAAATAGGGATGTTAGCCGCCGCCGTTGCTACCAGTATCTTTAATGCTGTTACCGCTGCAAATCCGGTAGGTCTGGTAATTGTGGCAATTGGAATACTCATCGGTCTTATTGTAATAATGGTCCAGAATTGGGAAATAGCCTCAAAATGGATAGGAATAGTCACAGTAGCGTTAGGTTTATTATTTTTCGTAATGTCTGCAAATCCAATAGGATTAGTAATTGCAGCAATCGGAGCACTCATTGCAATAGGTGTGTTGGTAGTCGACAACTGGAAATCAATTAGTGAATGGTTAGGTAAAGTATGGGACTGGATTGTAAAATTATCAATTTCAATTTGGGACGGGCTTGTTAACGCTTTTAAGGTGGCAGGTGAATGGATTGCAAATGTAGGCGAAAAGTTTACTTTTATTCTCGGTCCTATAGGATTTTTAATATCAGCATTTATTGAAATTGGTAAAAATTGGGATAAAATATCTGAAAAGTTTAAAGGTGGCGATATTCTTGGTGGTATACTTGCAATAGGTGGCGCTATAGTTTCAGGACTTCTAGCACCAGTTCAGGGATTTCTTGAACTCGTATCGAAAATACCAGGTGTTGGAAATCTAGCAAAAGGCGCCGCCGAAAAAATTCAAGAGTTGAGATTTGGATTGACCGGAGAAAAAAAAGAAAATCAAAGATTAGCTCCGGTAACTCCTTCCGAGCGCTCGTCATTAATTCGGGAAGAAAAAAACTCATCCGGTGAACTTATAATCAGGGATGAAACCGGACGCGCCAAACTCGGAAAACGAGACGAAAAATCCGGATATAAAATAAAATTACAATCATCGGGGGTTTTCTTTTAATGGCATGGTCCGATAGAATACAGACAGCTGCTTACACCTCACCATCCGGTACCAGATTTGAGTTTCAATATGAAAACGTAAGCATGGAATCTGAAAAAAAAACAGGTGAGTTTATTTTTCCTGAAATCGAGGGGAATTTAGTTCAAGATTTAGGAAGAGCCGGAAGGCGTTTCCCATTCATAATGTTTTTTTCAGGTTCTGATTATGATATAGAGTCTGATGCTTTTTTTTTAGCACTGGAAGAACAGGGAATAGGTACTCTTGAACATCCGTTATATGGTACAAGAAAAGTAGTTCCTACCGGTAAAATTGCAAGGCGTGACGATCTCATAACGGGTGCAAACCAATCAATTTTCAGTGTGACATTTTCGGAAACAATAGTTGACAGTACATTTCCAACCTCCGAACTCAATCAAAAAATAGATATACAAAATAGTGCCGATAGCTTCGGTTCTAACATTTCGATTCAATATTCTAATGATTTAGATATAACTTCAGAGAGTGAATCTACAATTTTACAAAATGATATTTTAGCAAAAAAAGATGTATTCACTAAAAGTTTAGAATCGATAACAAAATTGAATGATGATATAGATAATGCTATGACTACAATCAGCGATTCAATTGACACAAGTGTAGTCGATATTTTAATAAATCCAAGTGGTATAGCAGATCAAATTATCACTCTCGCCAATACTCCATCTAACATAGCAACAACCGCAATAGCACAAATAGAAGGTTATGGAAGTGTGATTGATATAATAATAGGTTCAGGAGTCGACACTATAAATGAATATAACAATAGTCTTCTTTTTGCATCAGCATCTTTCGGGGCGCTTTCATTATCTATGCTTAATTCCGAGTTCTCAAATCGTCCAGAAGCAATTGAAGCCTTGGAAAAATTAGCAGACATCTATGATAATATATCTGAATGGATGGATGATAATATTACAGATTTTGAAATACAAGATACCGGAGAAATATACACTTCTATGAATCAAGTCTATTCTAAAATATCAGGATATCTTGTTAGACTATCTTTTGAATTACCTAAAGAAATACACCTAACACTCACAGAAGATAGAAATATTATAGAGTTAACTTCCGAGCTATATAACAATCTTGATATGTTAGATTTTTTCATTCAGACTAACAATTTAACCACGGATGAAATAGAATTACTACCTCTCGGCAAGGAGGTAATATACTATGAGTAGGGTTCATACTATCATCAAAGGTGATACCATGTATCGCATATCGACAACATATTATGGCACACCGAACAAATGGAAAGATTTAGTAAAAGCAAATCCACAACTTGACGGAAGTGCAAGAATATATGTTGGACAAATCATAACAATACCCGATGAAATAGAAGATATAACAAATCCTACTAAGATAAAAAAAATACCTGAATCAATAGAAAATGTATCCGAAAACGCTATTTCTATTTTGATTGACGATAGATTGTTTTCATTTTTTACATCTTATAGTATGACATTCGAAATAGATACATTTGATACTTTTTCATTCTCAGCTCCGTTTGACGATTCTTTAGAAATATATCGCGAAGCATTTAGACCGTTTGCTTATAAACCAGCTTCTATTTATTATGGAAATGAGTTAATTTTTACAGGTATTTTGTTGGCACCTGAAACGTCAGTGCAACCAGATAGAAAAGAAATATCAATTACAGGGTATTCAAAACCAGGTATATTGAATGATTGTATGATGCCTATTTCATCATATCCTTTAGAGTTTAATAATCAGACTTTAAAGCAAATTACATCTACTGTTTGTAAACCATATGGTATTCAATATAGATTTCTTTTGTCTCCAGGAAATCCTTTTGAAAAAGTTTCTTTGGAAGTTGATAAAAATATTTTTAGTTTTCTTTCAGGTTTGGCAAATCAAAGAGGTTTAATTATAACCAACGATGCACGTGGAAAATTAGTTTTCTGGTTATCAGAGTTAGACAATCCTATTGGATCGTTTAAAGAAGGCGAGTTACCATTTATATCTTGTTCACCTTCATTCAACTATCAATCGTTTTATTCTCATATAACAGGTATTTCATCAACGACAGAAGAGAAATCATCAGCAAAATATACATATGAAAATAAATACCTTATCAATCGTGGTATATTTAGAAATTATAATTTTATAGCAGAAGATGTAAGCGATTCTGAAATTAAAAAAGCTGTTTTATCAAAAGTTGGTTATATGTTTGGTGATAGTGTATCGTACGAATTAAGAATACATGGTCACAGGAATAAAGAAGGTGATCTTTTCAAAAAGAATACTTCAATAACGCTATATTCTCCGGGAGCTGCGATATACAGAGAGACAGAGTTTCTTATTAAATCTTTCACTCTGAACAGAACGACTGGAGGCGATACCACAACATTTTCACTTGTACTACCTGGGAGTTATACCGGAGAAATTCCAGAGGTGTTCCCATGGGAAGAATAGGTAAATGGTTATCATCAAAAATAGGAACATATATCATAGGAATATTAGAAAGCCGATTGAACGAAAGAATACAATCCCCGCTTTACGGACCTTCCGGTGATGACTCTCCACCTATCGCAGATGATAGGGTATTGTTAATAAAAGTGGACGGTACCGGCAAGTATGTAATAACAGGTGTTATATGCAAATCACAAGGCGCTGAACCAGGGGAAAAAAAATTATATTCCAGGGATTCAAATGGAGATATCCAAGGGTACATATATATTAAAAGTGACGGCACAATAGAAATAAATGGAAATGCTGATTTTGCCGTATCATATAATGATCTTAATACAGTTTTGCAAAGTTTTAAAACTTCTATTAACGCATTATTTTCCACAAAACTTGACGGAGGTGGAAGTCCTGGAACACTTACAATAAATCTTTCAAGCGCGAAAGTCAACGAGGTGAAATTACCATGAACAGTTACGAAGGTGATATTTTAATCCACTCAACAGAAGACGGTGGAGAGATCAACTATGATTCCGGAATACTCGAAATGACAAAAGGTTTTGAATCCTTTATTTACCTTCTTCTTTTCGGCGGGAATATAGAAGACGATGGAACGAAGGCAACTGAAAAAAAGGAATGGTGGGGTAATAAATTAGAAACTAACAACCCTGAACGAAAATTGACAAGTAGATTTCAAAATCTTATACACGGATTACCCGCAACCCCTGCCAATCTAAAACGTTTAAAATCAGCTGCCTTACAAGATTTATCTTTCTTGACTACCGAAAAAATAGCTGATACAATTGAAATAGAGTTAACAATTCCCGCAAAGAATAAACTTGATATAGAAATAATAATATGGAAAGATGAAAAGAAATTATTTGAAACAACCTTTGAAATAAATTGGAAAGGACAAGCATCATAATGGCACTTGAAAATAAAACAGTTGCAGAAATAAATGAAGCAATTATAAATCAAATCGAAGCTCAAATAAATCAAACTATTCCGCTTTTACCAATCTCGGTAACAAGGATTTTATCAAAAATACTCGCCGGTGTTTTTATAATCCTTTACAAAGTAGCTCAAAAACTATTTCTTGATATTTTCGTATCAACCGCAAGTTTTCAAGAAACAACAATTTACGGAAAAAAAGTCACTCCACTTATTGAATGGGGTGTACTAATTGGAGTAGGACAACCGCAAAGTGCAGTACAAGCAGAATTGGAACTTGAAATTATTGTTAATAGTCCAGGGGAAACTTTACCTTCCGGAACTCAGTTTATATCTTCAATTACCGGGCTTATATATATCACACAACAAGATTATCTATTAACCGCAGGACCGGACACAATTGAAGTCATATGCACAACCGGAGGTGCGCAAGGAAACCTTGAAGTAAGTCAAATACTTTCACTCGCCAACACACTTGGAATTATAGAAAATGATGCTGATATTACCGGTATAGTAACAACAGGTGTAGACGCCGAAGCAGAGTCAGCTTATCGTCAACGTGTTGTAGAGCGATTTCAAATCCAACCTCAAGGCGGAGCATTAGCTGATTATCGTATATGGTCATCAGAGGTCCCTGGGGTATTACAGACATATATATATACCGGAGACCCAGGAAATGTACTTGTATATGTTTCCGGCGATTCTGATATTTACACTGATAGAATACCGGACGCGGCTTTATTATTGTTAGTAGGTGCGGCTTGTACTTACGATCCTGTCACACTACTTGCAACAAGAAAACCAGTTACCGCAATTATTGACCCTGACGGTGACGAAACCTATGGTAATGTATTACCAATCAGTGTAAAATCTTTTGATGTAATAATTTTTGATCTTGCTGGTGATGATTTAGCAGATTTAAAAGGTCAAATACGTGAGGCGTTAGATGTTCTGTTTATAGACAAAGAACCTTATATTTTAGGATTATCTGTATTACCAACAAAAAATATTATATCTCAAGTAAGAGTTAGTGGAGTTATAAATGATGTGGTTAATGCAAATAATGGGGATTTTACAAGTGCGGTATTGTATGAAAAAGACACCTACTTGGCCGTAGCTCATGCAACTACCCCCTACCTCACCATCTACAAACGGTCCGGCGATGTATTCACCAAGCTCCTCGATCCCTCAACCCTCCCGACGGGAATAGGTTATGGCTGTATTTTTTCATCGGATGGTAATTATATGGTTTTAGCTCACGATACTACCCCCTACCTCACGATCTACAAACGGTCAGGCGATGTATTCACCAAGCTTCCTGACCCCTCAACCCTCCCGACTAATGACGGCAGGGGTGCTGCTTTCTCCACAGACGGCACTTACCTTTGCATAGCTCATTACACTTCCCCCTACCTCACGATCTACAAACGGTCAGGCGATGTATTCACCAAACTTTCCGACCCCTCAACCCTCCCGACGGGGATCGGGCTTAATTGTGCCTTCTCCACAGACGGCACCTACCTTTGCGTAGCTCATGCCACCTCACCCTACATAACCATCTACAAACGTGCCGGCGATGTATTCACCAAACTTTCCGATCCTTCAACCCTCCCGACGGGAACTGGGACCGGATGTGCCTTCTCCACAGACGGTACCTATCTTTGCATAGCTCATTCGACTTCCCCCTACCTCACGATCTACAAACGTGCCGGCGATGTATTCACCAAACTTTCCGATCCCTCAACCCTCCCTACTGGAGATGGATATAATTGCGCCTTCTCCACAGACGGCACCTACCTTTGTATAGCCCACTTTACTTCACCCTACATAACCATCTACAAACGCGCCGGCGATGTCTTCACCAAGCTGGCCGATCCCTCAACCCTCCCTACGGGGATCGGGAGAGGTGTAACATTCTCAATTGATGGTGCTTATCTGACCGTAGCTCATACGACTTCACCATACATCACCATTTACAAACGGTCAGGCGATGTATTCACCAAGCTCCCCGATCCCTCAACCCTCCCGACGGGAGAGGGGAATAATTGTATGTTCTCAACCGGTGGCTCTGTAATCACACACACGTTAGAAGAAGGTCAACTTACCAAATTAGATTTACTAAACTATGAGGATTCATAATGGCATTTAATGAAAAATGGTTCAAAATAATAAAACTACTCTCCCCTAAGTCAAATGCGTTTTCATTATTTATTCAAAAAAAGTTAACTCAATTCTTTGAAGGCTTAACAACTATACCCGATGATTTTAGAGATCACCTACATCAAGTATGGCTCGATATCTTCCCATCTACCACAAGAGAGTTGACAGCCTGGAAAGAGCAATTTGGAATAATATTTTTTCCAGCCGTCGAAGCGGATCAGCGGCAAACCATAGACACCGAATGGAAATTAGAAGGTGGGCAAGGAAAAGATTATATTGAAGCTCAATTGATAGCAGCGGGATTTGATGTCCAGGTTCATGAGAATATAGCACCTGTTAACCCGGATATATATCACGAAGGCGATAACCTCCTTGTTAACGGTCCGGTAATGATTGCTGGCAATATACCGAAAACATATGAAATTACAGACGATTCTGACTATTGGGGTTATTTTTTCTTTATCGGAGGCGATGCGGAAAGAGCTTTAATTTCTGATAAATTAGCCGATCCCTCAACCCTCCCGACGGGAATTGGATATGGTGCGGCTTTCTCATCAGACGGCACCTACCTTTGCATAGCTCACGATACCACACCCTACGTAACCATCTACAAACGCTCCGGCGATGTCTTCACCAAGCTCCCCGATCCCTCAACCCTCCCGACCGGAACTGGGCGAGGTGCCGCCTTCTCAGCCGATGACACCTACCTTTGCATAATTCACTCCACAACACCCTACGTAACCATCTACAAACGTGCAGGCGATGTGTTCACCAAACTCCCCGATCCTGCAGCGCTCCCGACGGGAGATGGGCGAAGTGCCGCATTCTCAGCCGATG